AGTCTAGGAAAGAAAGGGCTTCCGCCCTTTGGATTTTTCCCTTTGATTTTTACCCTTGTTTTCTGTATCATGCTCTAAGAAAAAAAATCAAAAAAAAATATTTAAAATCAATAAAAACTGTTGACATTGTAGTTATTAAGCGCTAAGATTAAAACGACTTGGGGAAATTAAGATTTTAAATTTCCTGTTACGAGTTGTTTGGATCAGCGTACTTTCCAAACCGCTTGTCGGTTCTAGCCGCAAGGCTAGTTTTTAAGGGCTTGTTCAAGTACGCAGGACAAGCCCTTTCTTTTGGCAAAAGGACTTGGAAGGTATGACGAACGAGAAAATCAAAACCAACCTTAAGCAGCTTTACGACTGCAAAACGGATTTTACGGTTACACAGACCGGAAAGAAATCGGGCAAGGTAAACGGCTTTTACAAGCCTGCTTCGCATGAAATCTTTCTGCATAACCGCAATTTTGGAACAGACAATGAGCTTATGTACACTGCAGTACATGAGTTTACCCACCACTACCTGGAAACAGAAAAAGGCGACAAGAGCAGCAAGCATACGAGCCTGTTTTGGGCTACTTTCTATGACTTCCTGGAAAAAGCTATCGAACTCGGATTTTATGAGAGAACCCGAAGCGACGAAACGCAGAAACTTATCGACGAAGCAAAGCAGATTCAAAAAGCAATCTTTGAAGCTCAAAGAGAATTGGGCGAAATCCTATCAAAAATCTATGACAGTTGCGACCGCAACAACGAACGCAAAGAAGACGTTATTGAGCATGACCTGCAGATTTCACGCAAAAAAGCGAAAGAATATCTGACTATGCGCAATTCTAAAAACAATTCCGACGAAATGGCAAAGGTTGTCAATTCTGCAAAGGATTTGATGATAAAAGCGGCTGCGCAGAAGGCGGCGGACGAAGGTAAGACTGTAGAACAGGTAAAGCAGATTGCAAAGGCAAAACCTGTTGACGATGATCTTGAAAGCCCGGAAAGCCTGCGGCGCGAAGAAAAGCGGCTTGAAACGACAATCGAGCGCTTAAACGACAGACTTGTGCAGGTGCAGGAAACACTGCGAAGCATGACAAGGGGCGATTATGAATGAAATTGCCTTAAACACCACTCAAAGCAGGGTGTTCAAATATATGCTTGACTTCGGTTCGATTACAAGCCTTGAAGCCTGTAATGACCTGGGGGAAACAAGATTGTCGGCAAGGATTTTTGAATTGAAGCAGAAAGGCTGCAAAATCACTTCTGAAATCATTGAGGTAAAAAACAGATATGGCGAAAAACGCCATGTAAAAAGATATTACATCGGGTAGGCAGCTTATGAAGTTGCACAGGGTTGAAGTTCGGTTAGGCGATAAGGTTGTTACGCTTTACGAAACTGAATACGAGGGGAAAAAGTTTACCGGAACTTTCCGGGAGTGCCTGCTTCTAAATATGGGGTTCGGCACAGATCAAGCGGCGGAATTGCGCTACGAAATGGCGAAATTAAACCGCAAAAACAAAAAGACGGCTGAGGTCTTAAAAACAGAAGGAGCGAAAACCAATGTTGTATGAAAAAGTTATCGGAATGGGAAACGTTGTTTTTATTCAGACCGACAAACTTACACACGAACAGTGGCTTGGATTGCGCACGAAAGGAATCGGCGGAAGCGACGCGGGCGCAATTATGGGGCTGAACAAATACGCTACACCTTTGAGCGTATATCTTGCGAAGAAAGATTTTGCAAGTTTCGGCGGCAATAAAGCTACTGAATGGGGGAATATTCTTGAAGACCCTGTACGGCGGAAGGCGCGCGAAGACCTTGGAATTGAGATTGAAACAGTTCCAGGTATGTTCTCAAACAAAGAGCATAACTTCATGAACGCAAATTTCGACGGCCTTGTATTCATCGAGGGTGAAAAAGAAATCGCCGGAACTGCAGTCAGTGGTCTTGGCGGACACGAAATTAAGACTAGCAGAACAGGCGAAGGGTTCGCAGAAAATGAAGTTCCCGACAGTTACTACGCACAAGTTCAGCACTACATGGCAGTAACAGGACTTACTTTCTTTGTGCTTACCGTTTTTATTTTCGACAAATACGAGGGCAGACATTACGTTATTCCGCGTAATGACGACTTTATTCAGAAACTTATCGAAGTTGAAACGGACTTTTGGAATAACAACGTTCTTGCGGACGTTGCGCCTGCTCCGACAGGAAACGAAAACGAGTTTGACCTTGTTAAATCGCTTCCTATGCCTGCAGAAGTTGAGCTTGAATCGTGCTACGAAACCCTTCTTGACGAAAAAGAAGAGGTTGACGCGAAGATCAAGGAACTTTCTGACAGAAGCAACGCTATTAAAGAGCAGCTTCTTATGGCAATTTCTTCGGCTTCGGGCGGAAGTAATTCTGACAGAACTACCGCAACCTGCGGCAGGTGGAAGATTACTTATAACAACCAGGTTCAGAGAAGGGTTGACAGTAACGCCTTGAAAAAGGCGGGTATATACGACGAATACTCGAAGGAAACTGTATCAAAAGTCATGCGGTTTTCTAAGGCGAGTTTCTAAGGGGGCGCGTATGTTCGAGGTTGAGAGAAAGCGCTGCATGGACGGAATAGCAAAATGCGACGAAGTCTTGAAAAATTGGGATATGCGGGGAAATAAGAAGCATGAAAAAATTAAGGTTTGCGAATATGCAAATGAAGTTCCGCCGGACGAAGTTGCGAGAACTTTTAAGGCCTTCAACAGAGGTATTGAAGATGGGGGGGGCAAAGCGAGCGCGGACTATAACCTTGTTATTTTTCATGCGAACGCGAAATACGGTTTTATTTTGCGTCTTTCAGATATGCAGGAGCGGGAAAATGCGCTTTCTTTGGCTTGATACGGAAACGACAGGTATTGAGGTTACGGATTCTGCCGCATTTGAACTCGGATTTATCCTTGTTGACGGCGGGAATGTGATTCAAGAAAGATGTTTTTTCTTAAATCCGCTCTCTGAAACTATCAAATACCACGAGGAAGCAGGGAAGATTCATGGATATTCGCAGGAAGAAATTGAATCTTTTCCGGCTGAAAAGGAACAAGTTCCTAAGATTGCGCAGTTCTTGTCTGACGCAAGGGAACTTTGGAAAAGCGACGGAAGCAGGTCTGAAAAGCTCGTTATTGCCGGATATAACGTCGGCTTTGACATTAAGCACTTGAACGCGCTTCTTGAAAGAAACGGATTCAAGTTTGCTGATTACTTTTCAAACATTGTGGCGGACGTTTACGAGCAGGTAAAAAGAGCAGGTATGCAGAAAGCCCTGCCTTATTTGCCTAACCGCAAACTTACTACGGTTGCCGAACACCTGGGCGTAAAACTTGAAGACGCTCACGACGCTTTGGCAGATATTAAGGCAACACGAGAAGTTGCGCAGAAGCTCTATAGATTGGGCGTAAACTTACTTTAGGAGAAATAAAAATGAATGTGAACGGAAATAATGCAGTAGCAAGAACAAGCGGCGGAAATGCTGCAAAGCCGACACTTAAACAGTGGGTTGCAAGAATGAGCGATCAGATTAAAAACGCTCTTCCTGCAAATATCACTCCGGAACGTATGATGAGAATTGCGCTTACTGCGCTTTCAAAGGACGCAAAACTTTCAAACTCTACACCGGAATCGTTTATGGGCGCACTGCTTACAAGCGCGCAGCTTGGTCTTGAGTGTAATACACCGCTCGGACAGGCTTATCTCATTCCTTACTACAACAACAAAACAAACTGTCTTGAAACACAGTTTCAGCTTGGTTACCAGGGTTTACTTGACCTTTGTTACCGTACAGGACAGTACAAAAAGATAGTTGCCCGCGTTGTTTATGAAGGCGACGACTTTGACTATTCATACGGTCTTGAAGAAAAGTTGGTTCACAGACCGCACGAAAAATCGGACAAGCCGATTTATGTTTACGGACTTTACGAACTGAAAAATGGCGCAAGCGCATTTGAGGTTATGTCATGGGAAGCCGTAATGAATCACGCAAAGAAGTATTCTCAGAGCGTAAAGAAGGGCTACTCTTCGCCTTGGGACACTGATCCAGAAAGCATGGGTAAAAAGACTGTTCTTAAAAAACTTCTGAAGTATGCGCCTAAGACTGTTGAAAACGCTGAACTTATTGCGGAAGCAGTAAGCGGAGATAGCGCGATCATCAAAACAAACATCATCAAGGAAGGGGATAAGTTTATCCCGCTTAGAGATTATGACTACACACCGGAAAACGCTATCGACGTAGAAACAAAGAAGCCTGCTGAACTTGAAAAGGCGGACGAAAAAGAAGAAACAAAGGCTGAAAGCTCTGCGCCTGCTGATTTTGACGACGCGGCAGTAAATGCGGCTTTTGACGCACAGGCAGAAAGTTATAACGACGGCGAAATACCTGGAAGCGACGTATTCTAAGGTGGCGCGATGAAAATAACAGGCTTCTTTCATGGCATTTTGTATAAAGGGCAGATAGTTTTAAGGGCTTGCGATCAGAAAGACCAAATCCTTATAAACAAGCTCTTTTTCTCAAAGAAAAGCAGAGAGGAAAGAAGCCAAAAAGAAATACTTCTGAAATGCGATATTGACGCGCAGTTTCAGAAGAGGACTTTCAAGCAGTTGCGGGCGGTTTGGAAATTGGTCGAAGTGATTTTTGAATCAATGGAAAACCGCAAGCCTACGGAAGAGGAAAAATACGAGTTGTATTTGGACTTGCTTGAAATGTATGCGGACAAAGTGCCTAGCAAGCTGAATCCGAACGTTTTGCGGAGCGTTCATATTTCAGAAGCTAATACGGCGGTTGGTTCGCGGCTTATAGACGGACTTTTGTATCACCTTGCAACGGAGTGTCAGTTGACTTACGACTTGCAGGCTGATGTCAGAAAAGTGCTTTATGAGTGGGAAATATGGCGCGGGAAGCAGGAAGTTGATTTCCGCGACAATATGACCGTAAGCGAATGGCGCGAAAGGGTTGTATATAGCGAAGCAAGCGGAATCAGCGGCGGCGTTGACTGCCACCACATTGTAAGCCGCGGAGCTGCGCCGCAATTTGCCGATTGTGCCTGGAATGTTCTTGCACTTACGCGGGAAGAACACGAGTTTTTTCACGCGCATGGTTGGAACGCCTTCTTTGATAAATGGCCGCATTTGAAAGGTCGAGTTGAGAGGGCGTTTGAAAAAGCGGGGCATTTACCTATTCCGCAGTGGACTTCTCCTGCGTATGTGCAGGTTGAAGATTTAGCAGATTTAGCATTAAGAGGATAACGAAATGGAAAACAATCCTTTGACATTGATTGTAAAAGAAAAGACGCTTGGTAACCTTGTAACAAACGCAAGGGATATTAAAAGCTACGTTGAGGAACGCCTTAAGGAATACAACGTAGACAATTACAACGGCGACGCAAAGCAGGCCGCAAAAGACAAGGCAGAGCTGAATAACGCTGCAAAAACTTTGAACGACAGAAGAATTGCGCTTGAAAAAGAGTGGAATCTTCCTTTCCAGGAGTTCAAGGATATTGTCAACGATACCTGCGGTTTAATCAAAGAAGCAAGCGGAAAACTTGACGTAATCGTAAAAGAGCAGGAAAACCGCGAAAAATCTGAAAAGCGGGCTTCTATCGAGGAACTTTGGAACAACAAGAAGTTTAATCTTGTTCCTCTTGACCGCGTGTTTAATTCAAAGTGGCTCAATAAAACCTGTAAGCTCTCAACGGTCGATTTTGAGATCGACGAAATTATTAAAAGAATCGAGGGCGATCTTGCTTCGCTTGACGCTTTTGGCGAAGACACCGCAACTCTTAAAGACCTTTACCTTTCTTCGCTCAACCTGCAGACAACATTGAACAAGGGCGTGGAGCTTAAGGCTAACCGCGAACGTCTTGCAGAAATGGAAGCACAGAAGAAAGCTGAAGCAGAAAAAGCAGCGGCTGAAAAACAGGTTGAAGAAACTGCAGAAGAGCAGGAAGAAGAAACAGAAGAAGCGCCTGCAGAAGACACCTACAATGTGAACTTTCAGACAAGGAAAGTTATAAAGGTAGAGCCTGCGCCTGCTGCAGAAAAGGCTTATAAGTTCTGCGTTTACGGCAAGGATAACGAGGTTGAAAGCGTAAAAGCTATTGCCAAAGGAATGGGCTTGGCGGTAGTTCCTTCAATCACGCTTTTTGGAACTGTTTCTGAAATCGCGAGGTTCCGCGAGTTGCTTTCAGATAACGGTCTTGGCTACGACAAGAATAACATTATAAATCTTGAAGTCAAAAGAGTTTAAGACAAAAAGGGGTATGAGCATGAGCGAAAGAAGAATGTTTTCCAAATCAATAACCGAAAGCGACGCTTTCCTGGAACTTCCATTTTCCGCACAGGCTTTGTATTTCCACCTTTCAATGAACGCTGACGACGACGGCTTTATCAACAATTCCAAAAGAATATTGCGGGATTGCTGCGCGCAAGAAGAGGATTTGCAGACGCTTTTTGATAAAGCCTTTCTGATTCTTTTTGATTCGGGAATTGTCGCCGTCAAGCATTGGAAAATCAACAACCGCATAAGGGCGGATCGTAAGAAAAACACGAACTACCCGGACGAAAAGGCGTTGTTGGTGGAGAAATCAAACGGCGCTTATTCGCTGAAAAGCGAATCTGAAATTACAGAACAAAAGGGCGATACCGAAAGTTTTTCAGAACATTACGGCAGCTTGCCGAGCGATGAATTAGCGCAGAAACAGGCGGCTGAAATTGTGGCCGCCGCTGAAACTGCGTCAGATAATGCAGAGGTTGCTGAAAAGAATAATTATGAATCGGTTTCCGAACCGCATAAGAATTACGCTGAACAGGTTTTTGACATACTTTTTGCAAATGACCTGCCATGCTGCAAAGGCAATTTAATCACCTTTGTTACAAGGGATTTCCGCCTTGCCATTTCTTCGCTTCGGGAATTGAACCTTCATAGCGACGAAGTTATTGAAGCCCTTAAAAACTATGTGAAAGTCATTGAGTTAAAGCGCAAGGGGCTTTCCTGGTGGAGTTCTGAACAGGCTTTCAACTATTTCTGCGAGAAAAAGACGATACTTCGGTTCTTGCCGGAAAACTTCAAGATTGAGGATTTCTACAAGAAAAAGGACGGAAAATCAGCAGAAAATCCGGTCGAAGACCGCACTTCACTGTAGGGGGTGAATGTGGCAGAAGAAATTAAAAGGTTTGGATTTCCTGCACCGGAATCAAAGGAAATAGAACTTGAATGTCCTAAACATGGAAAAGTAAGGACGGAAGCGTTTAGGTTTGGAAGCGGAGAGTTTACCGCGACTTGTCCTATATGCGAGAAAGAACAGGCGGAAAAGGAAGTTGCAGAGCAACGCGCGAAAGAAGCGGAGCGGGAGCGGATTCTTTTTGAAAAAGACAAGATTGCCAAAAATATTGAAAAAGAATATTGGGGCAAGACTTTTGATGATTTTAAGGTGTTTACTGATTCGCAGGGCGAAGCGCTTAGAGCGGTTAAGAATCTTGTGGAACAGAAACATGGAAAAGTTCTTCTGTTAGGTAATAACGGAAGCGGAAAAACGATGTTGGGAAGTATTGCAGTCGATATGTTGGGCGGCAAGATTCTCTCAATGTACGAGATTTCCACAATGATACGGCAGAGTTACACCGTAAAAGCAACGGTAACGGAGCTTGAAATTGTAACGGAGCTTGCGTCAATTCCTATGTTGGTAATTGACGAAATGGGGCGAACTAAAGGAAGCGAAGCAGAGCTGAATTGGCTTTCTTTTGTCCTGGATAAGCGTCATGTTCGGGGTTTGCCGTTCATGCTGCTTTCAAACGATCACTTGAAAAAGGATTGTAAAAAGGGCGGCTGCGACAAATGCTTTGAATCAAGAGTAGACAACGATGTTTTGAGCAGGCTAAGGCAGGATTCAAAAATTATAAAACTTTATGACGCGCCGGACTATCGGGCAAGGGGATATAAATGACAGACGTAAATCACATTGTTTTAATCGGACGTCTTACACGCGACTTAGGAAGCGATGAAAGAAGTTTCGGATATGTTGGAAACGGACAGGCAAGAGCAAACATAAGCATTGCGGTAAACCGTTCAAAAAAAAGCGGCGACGAATGGGTCGATGAAGTTTCATATTTTGACATAACAATTTGGGGTAAAACGGCAGAAAACTTGAAACCTTACCTTAACAAGGGAAAACAGATTTGTGTTGAAGGACACTTGAAACAGGATCGTTGGGAAAAGGACGGACAAAAACAGAGCCGTATTTCCATTATTGCCGATAACGTTCAGTTGTTGGGTGGCAAGAGCGAGGGTGAAGGCAACGGCGGAAGTTCAAGCGCGCCTAGATTCAAGCCTGCTCAACCGACTGCACAACAGGACTTTAGCCAGGCCGAAGGCTCGGACGACTTCCCGGAAGACATACCATTTTAATGATTGAGAGGTGATTATATGGCATTTTCAGCTACAGGTTGTTACAGAAACAAAGTCGGCAAGATTTTAGCAAAATTGCGCGTTGACTATGGAGAATCGCAGGGCAAGCAGGCTTTGCGACTGCATTTCAATCAGTCTTATTTGAGCATGGTTTCTACTGACCGCCGTAATTTCACAATCGACCTTTACAAGTCAATTATGGAGCATTACGCAGACCGCGCCCAGGTTTATAAGACTGAACTGCAGACTATTTTGATAAAAGAAGACGTAAAAGAACGCTTTATGAAAGAGTTTCCCGACGCAACAGTCGAACAGATTTTTTACGTTATGTATGGAGTTAAAGACTGATGAAGAAATTAAACATCGTTGATATGTTCTGCGGTGGCGGTGGAGAATCTACAGGACTTATAGCCGCCGCCCATGATTTCAACTTTGACGTTAATATCAGCGCGATCAATCATTGGGAGCGCGCCATTGAAACACACGCCGCAAACTATCCTTTTGCGGAACATCGTATTGAAGACGTACAGACAATTAAACCGGAATCGCTTAAGGCTTCGGAAGATACTGACCTTCTTTGGGCTTCTCCTGGTTGTCAGCATTTTTCTGTTGCGAGAGGTGGAAAACCGCGTAATGAGCAAATGCGCGCGCCTGCTTGGGAAGTTCTGCGCTTTGTAGAAACACTTCACCCGAAAAGAGTGATTATTGAGAATGTTCCGGAGTTTCAGTCTTGGGGCGCACTTGATTCAGAAGGCAGAATTATTCCTGCAGAAAAGGGAAAGACTTTTAAGGTGTTTATCCGCGCCCTGCAGTCGCTTAATTATACGGTTTCTTACCGCGTATTATGCGCCGCTGATTATGGCGCACCGACTTCAAGAAGGCGTCTGTTTATCCAGGCAGTTCGCAAAGACTGCGGTAAACGTATCCTGTGGCCGACTATGACGAACACAAAAGACGGAGATATGTTCCTTCCGAAGTGGAGAGCCGCAAGCGAAATAATTGATTGGTCTATTCCTTGTCAGTTAATCAGCGAACGTAAAAAGCCGCTTGCCGACGCAACTTTGAGAAGGATTGAATACGGAATCCGCGAGTTTTGGGGCGACTACGCAGAACCTTTTATAGCGAAGTTATACGGAAACTCAACTGCAGAAAGTGTAAATGTTCCGGTTTCAACCATTTCCTGCAGCGGCGCACATCATATGTTAATTCAGCCGTTCCTTGCAAGATACAACGGCGGAGATAACAGAGTTCATAAGATTTCTGACCCTGTTCCTACGCTTGACACAAGCAACAGATACGGCGTTGTTGAGCCTTTTGTTACTGCTATCGGGCAGACTTCGGCAAAACAGAGAAATAGAACTTTAGATAAACCGTTGTCTACGATCTGCACTAAACAGGAGCATTGCCTGGTACAACCGTTTATTACGGAGTATTACGGCAACGGCGGAAATCACCCTATCGGTATTCCGCTTCCTACGATTACGACAAAAGACCGCTTTGCGGTATGCGGCGTAACAGACGGCGTTGAGTTGGGCTTCCGTATGTTGCAGCCGAAAGAGCTTGCAGCCGCTACCGGATTTCCTGCTGATTACAAGTTCACCGGAACGAAAGTCGAAGTTGTAAAACAGATAGGAAATGCAGTTCCGCCGAACTTCGCTAAAGCGATGTTCAGTCAGATTCTTAAGGAAATGACCGTATAGGTTCAGCGCGGGTAAAACCGCGTTGGGGTATGAGTAGAGAGGAGTATTTATTATGGATTTGGCTTGTCTGATTTTATGGATTATTGACTTGGCTAAGCCTTCGGTTGGTTTAAGCGTAGCAGTTATTGTTACAGGCTTTATTGATTTGTATTTACTCGTTTTGAAACGCAAAAAGTTCGGTATTGCTTATGTTGTAAGTATTATCGGCTTGATTATAGGCGTGTACAAGATTTGCTCTTTATAAGGGGGGGGGGAATGATGAAAATAAAACTTCTAAACGTAATCATGGCTGATAAAAAGCCCCGCAAAAGATTATTTATTGTCGTAAAGGAATACGATTATTGCGGCGAGAAGTTTTACTGCGTAAAAACTCGTAGATTTTCACCGCTTTATAAAGTTGGTGTTAAATATGACTACATAGAGCCAAAAACCGGACATCGTATTTCGTTATACAGGCTCTTTGAAAAAAGAGAGCCGCTTACTGAATATCAGTTCAAAAAGCGAATGAGAAAACTTGTAGCTTTGGCCGCAAAAAACGGACAGGGTAGAAATATCCACGAAGTAATTGCGAGTAAATTGAGGTAGGCAATGAGCGAAATAAAGGCAAGCATAATAATCTTTGTTAACGCTCTGATTTTAGCCGTTGTGTCTGTAATAGGCGCGGGTGTTCTGCATGATAACGCAATAATGCGCGAACGGTTGGAAGCTATGCAACAGGCGCAGGTTGAACAGAGCAAGGAAATACACCAGGCAAAGACTGACGCTGAAATAGCCTTGCGAATTGTTATTACAGGAGAATGGGAAGATAAAGAAGGTTTGAAATGACATTAAATGAACTTGAACAAATAAAAGATAAATATATCGAAGATCAACAACTTTCTGAAATGCCGGAATTTGTTTTGAAATTAGTAAGGGACGCAATCAATTTTGGCTACACAAAAGCTCAAAATGATATTTTTTGTGCCATTCAAGCATCATTGAGCATTACTTATTAAAAATAGGGGGCGGGTATGACTACAGGAGATTTTGCGAACTTGGTAGAGGAAATGCGCGAAGCACAGAAGAAATACTTTAGAACGCGCAATAAGGACAGTCTTGACGCTTCAAAAGCTCTTGAAGCGAAGGTAGATAAAATCCTTGCAGAGCGCAGGGAGCGAAAAGAAAAGGAAATGAATCCGGAATTGTTCGGAAACTACGAGGGGGAATAAATGCTTACGTTTCCACTTAAAAAACAATGGTTCGAGAAAATAAAAAGCGGCAAAAAGACGATTGAATATCGGGAAGTAAAACCGTATTGGAGAGAACGGCTAATAAATTATTTTCAGTTAGATACTGATGAAATGATAGAAGTTGGTGATAGCTATATTTACAGTGAGAAAAATCCAAGAGCGGTATGCATACTTCGCCTTGGCTACACAAAACAATACATGACCGCAAGAATAACAAGTATTGAGGTTGTAAACGGCAAGAATACAGACCTTGCAATCGACAAGCCTGTTTATGCAATACATCTTGCTGATGTAAGCGAAATTAAAACAGAGCCGCTCGATAAATGGCATAACTAGGGGGAAACAATGGACTATTTCAAGTTCAATCGTCTTTATGATGAATTACAAACTGTTTTGTGGAAAGAAACAATATTTGAAAATGTTCAGTATCACTACTGCGAGGAATGTTTGTATGCTATCCGGCTTGATTATGGAACAGACAATGAAAGAATTATTTTGATCAAGGCAAAAAGCCCCGATGAAGCAATTTCTTTAGGTGTTATGAAATTGTCAAAAAGATAAACTGCAAGGAGATAAATAAATGAAGAAAAACTGTTTGAATTGTATTCACCCAAGAAATCTAGGCGACCGTATTTCATGCCGAGCAGAGCCGGGAGCTTGCGACCATGCTTTTGTAATTTCTATCAAAGAAGCTGAAAACTATTGTTGTGAGGAATATATGCACAAAGACGCAAGAAATAAGTTTAACGAAGAATGTGATGAAAATTGCATTGTTCATAAACTTGTAACTCACAACACTTGTCTTTTCTGTAATGCGCTACGCAATTCTCCACATTTACAAAATGATGTAACTGAAAAGACAGATAAAGAGATTGAAGAAATGCAGAGTGAGCTTGAAAAGGAGTTTGCTTTATGAAAGAAAAGGAAATAAATGTTGTCAACTTTCAATGTCCGCATTGGGGGCATGACTTTTGTGTAGATTCACAAAAGAAAAGGTTAGTTACCGCTCATGGTTGGTATAGTTCTTCTATTGCTATGGGCATAAATAAATATCAGCTTAAAAAAGGGGCGATTGTTGTTAAACGCTGTAAAAATGGCGGGTATTGGTTTGGAAGGGTAAAGAGCATTGAATGGGCAAACGACCCACAGGATATGTTTTTCTGCAAGTGCAAGACGATTGTAAAAGACCGTCAGTTAAGCAAGGCAGAATACAATTACATTCAGAAAACCTATTTTGAAGAGGGCATACAATGATTTCAATAAATAATCTTGCAAAGAGAATGAAGGAAGCTGCGCAGAAAAGACAGGAAAACGGCGCAAATGTTGATACGGATTCAATGAAGATGTTGAAGCATTGCGCTACGGAAGTTGTCGAAGCTGCAGAAGCATACTATCCGTACAAACAACTTAAAGAGTTGACTTCTGACGGAACAGACTTTGAAGGCTTTGAAGAGCCGGACACTACAGAAGAAGCGTTTTTTGAAGATAAAAAAACGTTTATTTCGGAGCTTGCCGATATTATTGCCTGCACTTTGATTATTGCGGCCAATGAGAAGGTGGATATTGAAAGCGCGTTGCTGCAGTGTCTTGCAAAGAATCAGAAGCGGGCGGAAGGCGTGGGGGATAAATTATGATCTTGCAGGTAGTAGGTATTGTTTTATTTGCCTTTATATCGGTCGGTATGGTGATACTTGCTATCGGCGCGGTGGTTATAAATCTTTTTGACAGGGAGCGTAAAAGAAATGGGCGACAGGTACAGAAGACAGATAAGAAAAGCGATAAATAACAATTACCGCGGTTCTTTTGATGAAGTGAGAATGTATATAAGGGCAAAGGCAGAAAGCGCGACATTTTTTCAGCGGGTTCGCCTTGCTTTCAAATACATTTTTAAAAAAGATTTTGACATTTTTCTATAAGGGGGTGTTTTATGCCTGTACCGGATATACAGGAAAGATTTCACGATTTTGTATATTGCGAAACTTGCGGAAAAGATTACCCGGACAATCAATTTCGTCATGTGGTGGTTCAAGAAGGTAAATCTATAAAGCCTGGTTTGGCGCGTGTTTTTGGTATCTGCGAAGACTGCTATAAAAAGTGTCAGACCGACGAAGCATACGACAAGTATGTTACTGATTTTGTGCTTTCCAGGAAATTAGGAAGGCTTATAAATATAAAAGGCAAGAAATAAGGGGGAAATTATGCTTTTTGTTATAACAGTTTTGATATTTGTGTTTTTGATTTTTGCAATTTTAATACAGGAAGACGATATGATCTGCGGCAGCTTCATAGGTTTTATTATAAGCCTTATTGTAACGCTCTGCGTTTTGACATCGTATATTTCAACCAAAAACAATACAGACGCTAAGATTGCCGTTCTTGAAGAACAGAATACAGTTGTTTTAGCGCAGGTAGAGCCGTTAGTTGAAAAGTATTTAAGTTATGAATCGGGAACATTTAAGGAATTAAAACAAAATCCGCAGATGTTAGTTTCTTTGTCGATGTTCCCGGAACTTAAAGGCGACGAGTTTGTAAAATCACAGATTCTTATAATCATTGAAAATCAAAAGAAAATTACAGACTTGAAACTGCAAAAGGCGGGGCTTAATTCATATAAGGTATGGCTTTTTATGGGAAACTAAAAGGGGAAGTGCAATGTATTTTACTTTTGAAGAGTTTTGGAGTTCTTACCTTGACGAAGAGAAAGCTGATAAATGCGGGCTTTCATGCACTATTCCCGACATAAAGAATCACTGCGAAAAGGCTTGGGAAGAAGCGGAAAAGAAGGAAAAAATAAAAGCTGACATCGTAATTTCTTTTCTTAAAAAAGAAGTTATGCACAAGGCAAGTTATAAAGCGGTAATGAAAAGACAGTACCGCGAACTTAAACAGGATTTGAAGAATCAGCAGAAAAGCACTGCAGATGTAGCGATTTCCTGGGCGAAGAAATACGGAAACCTGCTCACAATAAACACTCTTCTTAAAGAAATCCTTGTTATGGCGTTGGATCATAATGATTTATGTTATATCTGCGAAGAGTTGGGGCAGAGCCTGCCGGAATGTCAATGTAAGTGCAATCCGGATTGTGTAGAACACATGGTTAATCTGTTGGCGTCGTCGAAAAAAAAAAGAAGACGAATAATCAAGCAGGTAGCGAGGGAAAAAAACAGAAAAATGGCTTTAACAGATAATGATTACGAAACTATTGATGTGAATAAAGATTACAAAGTCGTAAGAAAATGCGTTTTCACAGGAGAAGTTGAAACGGTTGTAGAAGACGGCTCGGCGCTTATAGAAGAAGATAACGGCGGGTATGAGGTTTTGGAATATAGAGAGGTTGAAGAATGAAAAATATAAACGCGAGAGCGAATAGCGGTGATGATTGGAAAACGCCGGACGATTTTTATAACGACTTGGATAAAATCTATCATTTTGATTTTGATCCTTGTCCTTATCAATCAACGTTTGACGGCTTAAATATGGAATGGGGGGGGGTGAACTTCATTAACCCGCCTTACACCAGGAAGCTGAAAGAAGCGTTTGTTGTTAAGGCATTGGAAGAGAGTAGAAAGGGTAAAACCTGTGTTCTGCTGCTTCCTGTAAGCACTTCAACGGCTTTGTTTCACGATGTAATTAAACCGAACGCGAAGAAAATTGAGTTTGTTCGCGGAAGGTTGAAGTTTGAGCAGAAGGGGGAAGACGGCAGGTTTTACAGTAAAGGTTGCGGCCAACATGACAGTATGATTGTTGTTTTTGAAGGGCATATTTAAGGGGGATAATAAAAATGACAAGGGAAATACCTATCAGCAGAATTGACTACGGAACTAATATCCGAACCGAACGCGACGAGGATATTACGGAGCTTGCAAAGAGCATTGAAAAACACGATGTTTTACAACCGCTTGTAGTGCGACCTACGCAGGGAAACCGCTTTGAAGTAATATGCGGCCACCGACGTTTTAAGGCTTTGCAGCTTGTAGGCGGCGACATCTTTGTTCCCTGCATAATTCGCGAGGATATTGAGGATAAAGATGTTCTGAAAGTTCAGCTTGAAGAAAACATTCAGCGCAAGCAAATGAGCGCGTATGAGCTTGTGGAAGCCTTTGAAAAAATGAAGGCGCAGAGCAAAAACAAACTGACGAACGAACAGATTGCAAAAATGCTGAATAAGAAAACAGGTTGGGTAATGAATCAGTATTTTGCGATCCATAACGTAAAAAAGGTTTACGGCGACGACGGAATGAACATCGCTAAAACAAAGAAACTTACCGCCGGGAAAATCATAGGCGACTATCAGAAAAAACAGAGGGCGGAAAACTCACTTAAAGGCGAAGGTTATTCTGTTTATCGAAACGGAAGAAACCTTGTGATTAAGTGTGATGATATGCAGGCTGCAGATCGTCTTTATGAAAAGTTCAAGAAACAATGCAAGAACTGATTTATAAAGGCGTTGACTTAAACGCAATGACTTTGCTTGATATTTTCGATTTTAAGAGCAAAGAGGAAGAAATAGAGTTTAAGAAGGGGCTTGTCGATAGCGACATAAGAAAAGAGCAGGAGTATCAGAATGATAAACTTAAGCAAAAGCGAAAGCGAAAAATTGATTGAATTACTTAAAAAGGACGGTGAAACAAAGGCGAATGTAACGCTTATTAAACGCCTTGAAAAATCCATGAAACCGATTAAGCCTAGAAGCGCAAAAAACAAGGGGCTTGATTGGCAGAAAGAAGTCTGCGCGATTGTAAGCCGAATTACAGGTATTGAGTACGTTCAGCAGAGCGACGACTGCGAGATTCATTCAAGAGAAAGCGGCTTGAATGGCGTTGACGTTATTTTGCGGGGCGAAGCAAAAAAGAAGTTCCCTTTCTGCATTGAGTGTAAAAACTCAAAATCTATTTCCCTTCCCGAATGGGTAAGGCAGGCAGAAAGCAACTGCGACGACCTGGATAATTGGCTTTTGTGCATAAAAAGCCCGCTTTTACCTATGAAAAAGGTTGTTGTTTTGGCTATGTCAAAGTTTGAAGAGCTTATGACGGAGAAAGCGCATTGATTTATAAACCAATGTGATATATAATGTTGCAAAAGAACTCTTAAAAAAAATCTAAGTATCATTCTGACCAATGGTGCAATAAAACGGTGTGGGAAAGTGAAAGTACGTTTTAGTTGTATCGTTGAGTATCTAAACGAAAAGCAAAAATCCAATTTTACAGGCAGTGTCAAATTAAGTTTTGAAAACGGCGAAATTGTGGCCGTCAACGAAGCGAACAGGCACGATTTACCGCTTACAAAAGCAGGCGATGAAAGTGTAATAAAAAAATATCTCGACATGGCAAACAACCCGCTATTTAACGGCGCGGTTGTTTTTGTTTATGATTCCGGCAAAGTAACCGATTATTCTTACTCAAAATCTTATAAGGGCGAAACGCTTAAGAAGTTCCTGGGGGCATAAATGCAATACTGCCCTAACTGCGGATATGAAGTCAGATATATCGCTACAGGATTTAATGAAACGGCAATATGCGACGCAAAGGAAATTGACATAGTAACCGAAAACGGACACAAGTTTAGAGGTTATCCGCGCCACTATTGCCAATGCTGCGCTAAGAAGCAGGAGAATGACAATGGAAACGGAAGAAACGGAAGCAATAGAACAAGTTGAGGAAACTCCAAAAAAAAGACGGAAAACAAAACCAAAAGAAACATTTTGCGTAACTTTGCCCGACGGCAGCGTTATTGACCTGGATTCATACGACTATGAGGGTATAAAGTTCACTCAAAAAGAAAAACTGTTTATCTTTTGGTACACATACCCGGAGAGCGACGCATATCACTGCGGAAGCAAAGCCGCCAGGAAAGCAGGTTATTCAGCAAAAACCGCCGCGCAGAATAGCTTTATTATGCTGCGTAAAACAAACATTAAGGCGATGATTGACAAGTTTTCCGCAAATGTTATTAAGACCGGAATAGAAGAAGCATATCACAATATCATAAGACGCAAGATTGCCCGCACAGAGTTCCGGGGCTTGGACTTCTATAACATAGAACGTCATGTAACGGAAGAGGGAAAAGTCTTTACAGACGTATCAATCAAAAAGCCGGAAGAACTCACCGAAGAACAGAAACTTTGCATTGACGGCATTGATTTTGTCGGACAAAGGGCTATTCCGAATTATAAATTGCCGAACCGCAACGCCGAAGAAAACAAGCTCATTGAACTCTACGAAAAAATGAACGGCGAAGATAACAAGGACGGCTACGAGGTAGAAACTACGGCGGAGATTATAAAAGGCAATCTGCAGGTAAAAACAAAGGTAATCAAGAGTAATTCAGAAATTACCGAACTTTCAGACCTTAAAAACAAGTCTACGGAACGAACGGAAGAGGACTAATATATAATGGATTTGTGGACACCCGAAGAGAAATTAAACTACATCTACGCTTTTATGAAATATGACAATAAAGACGTTGAGCTTGATTTTTGGCAGGACGATTTCATAAAAAACCGCAACCGTTTTATTTCGCTTCTTAAAAGCCGACAGACAGGATTTTCTTTTATCGTATCAATTAAAGGCTTGGTTAAGGCTTTAGACCCTGCAAGAACTAAATACACGAAGCAGTTTGTTTCATACAACGAGGACGACGCGCAGGAAAAAATCAGATATGCGCGGGAGTTTTACGAATCAATTCCCGACAGGTATAAAAAGAAATTGGTACACTCGACCGCAACTATGCTAGAGTTTGAGGACGTAGGCGGAAAAACTACAAGCCGTTTAATCAGTCTTCCCTGCAGACCGCCACGCGGTAAGAACGGCGATGTATGCCTAGACGAGTTTGCAATTTATTTACCGCGACTGTCTAAAGAAATATACACCGCCGCGTCATTCTGTACTCTTAGACGAGGTTGTATTGAAGTAGGCTCTACGCCGTTGGGTACAATCGGCAAGTTTTACGAAATATGCACAGATAAAGAAAAATATCCGAACTTTGACCGCTATTTTATTCCATGGTGGTACGCAAAAGTTATGTGTAAGGACGTAAAAAGCGCGGTAACACTTGCGAAGGATATGCCGACAGAAGAGCGTGTAATGACGTTCGGAACAGACCGCCTTATCAATCTTTTCACAAACTCTACGCTTGAAGATTTTCAGCAGGAATGTGAATGTACGTTCATTGATAGCGCAAGTTCTTACATATCGCTTGAACTGATTTATTCAAATACACCTGGAAGGCGGGAAGACGATATTCCGGTAAACATTGAAAAAGACGAAGATTATTTTGAAGCGAAAAGAAACATTGAAATAAAGGCCTTCAAAGACCCGGACGAGCTTATTTTGAACTATAAGCCCGAAATACATGGATCGCCGTTGTTTATGGGTATGGACGTAGGACGTTTTTCAGATAAAACCGCGTATTACATCATCGGGCGAGTAAACGGCAAAAAGCGTTCTGTTCTTAAACTTGAAATGAGAAACGCAAGCTATGACACTCAAAAAGACGTTTTCCGAAAACTTATGAAGCAGCTTCCGATTTTTCGTTCCTGCATTGATAATACAGGTATTGGAAACAATCTTGCGGAAGATATGCACAAAGAGTTTGGAGAGCGCGCAGAGCCTTTTACAATGACCCTTCAATCAAAAGAAATACTTGCTATGCAGGTAAAAACAGGGCTTGAACGTCTTGAATTTCTTCTTGAAAATGACCGCGAGTTTCATGCGCAGATTCACTCTATCAAGAGAACGCCCACGTCGGGCGGCTCATTTCGTTATGACGCGGAGCGCAACGAAAAAGGACACGCCGACAGTTTTTGGGCGTGGGCGTTGGCAAACCACGCGGCCACAGAGCAAGTTTCCGAACCGAACTTTTACGCAGAATGGAGTAGAAAAAAGAATCAAAGCGTGGTAGACTTAAACAACAATACAAAAGAACTCTCTGAAAACCCTTCATCGCTGACCCGAAGTAGGGGCAAATCCTTAGCGACTGTTTTAAGGAGAGTTCAGAATGGAAACCACTGACGAAAAAAGCATTATTCCTATTGCAAAGAGTATTCAGCCCGAAATTGTAGATATAAAACGCGAAATCAACCGGGCTAAACGTTACTCAATGGGTTTTCAAGCGTCCGATTATCAGCGGGCAAAACAGGAAAACTCACAATCAACTTTCTTTGACCCTTACAGAAACACCGAAAATCAGTACGGCAACTTAAGAACTGCAGACGGCAATTTTAATCGTGAAGTCGATTGTCAGACTTTGCGCCGCGTTTCTAAAAAAGCCTGGATCATCAATCTTTGTATAAGTCATGTTCAGAAGAAAATCAAACCTTTCTTAAAACCTTCTACAAACCGCAACTTGCGGGGCTTTGTCGTAAAAAAAGTCGGCGAGGACGTTGTTAAGGCTGCAGGGCAGAAGTCGAAGGAAAGAACCGAAATTGAACAGTTCATTCTTAATTGCGGCGAAAAGAAAAATCCCGATCGCGACAACTTTGTTAGATATTGCGATAAGATTATCCGCGATATTCTTGAAATCGACCAGGTTGCTACAGAATTGGGAAATACCCGGCTCGGAAAGATTTATGCTTTTTGGGCGGTTGACGGAGCGACAATAGAGCGCGTTCTGCCTAATCAAGACAATCCGTTTAATATTAAATATGTGCAGGTTATTGATTCCATTCCGCAGGCATTTTACCCGGAAGGAACTCTCATTTTTGACTTTCAGAATCCGCGAACAGATGTTCGCTATTCACTTTACGGCTATTCAGTTGTAGAACAGGCGATAGACCTTATTACAAGCACAATAAACGCCTTTATGTATAACGCCGGATTCTTTACAGAAAATAAACTTCCGCGCGGTATGCTTTTGCTTGACGGAAACGCAAACCAGGAAACCGTTGAGCAAATGGAAGACTATATTTGCGACATTATGAGCGGAACGCCTAGCAATCAATGGCGCGTTCCGATTATTCCGGCAGGAAACGGAACAGGCGGAGAGCAGAACTCAATTAAATGGGTATCACTTGCAGGAACAAACAAGGAAATGGAGTTCCAGGGGTGGATTGACCTTCTTATGAGCGCGATTGTTTCTTCTTTCGGTTGCAGTATGGAAGAACTGGGCTTGCACTCTTCAAAGTCGCAGCCTGTTTTTGAACGAAATACCGCGCCGGAAATTGAAGCGTCGAAAAGCCTTATTTTGGGCGATATGCTCACATTCCTGCAGCAGTATCTTAATAAAATCATTGAAATTGCATATCCGGGCTACGAAATTGAGTTTGTTGGCTACGAACGCGACGACCCGAAACAGATTCTTGATATAACAAAGGGTGAACTTGAATCATACAAGACATTGAACGAAGTGCGAAAGGAAAAGGGCTTGAAGCCTATTGAAGCGGAATGGGCAGACAAATGCCCTGCAAATCCGCAGTTTGTTCAGATGTACCAGGCTTCACAAATGAACGCCGACGGCGGAATGGAAGACATGGGAGAAGAGGGCGAAGACCTCGGCGGCGAAGAAGCGCCGGAAGAGGGAGCAGAAATTGAAGAAGGCGGAAACGTTGACGAGGACGCCTGGAATGATATATCACCCGAAGAAAGCGAAAAATCAGAGGGCGGAAACATACAGAAATCACTTATCATAAGGATTTAGTTATGCACGAAGTCATTATTGAAATTAAAGACATAACAGAAGGAAACAAAGCGCAGAAACTCGAAGCACTTGAAAAAGCCTTCGCAGGCGTTCCTTCTGAAATCGTAAAGGCAGACAATACGCCCGCCCTGCAGGACATCACCCTTTACATGAAGGACAGAAGCGAAAAAAGAATTGAAAAGGCGTTGAGAACACTTTCAATGACTTTGGGCGTTCCTTCAAAAGCTGCAAAGGGTGAAGTTTTTGCATACAAGGCGCAGGAAGATTTGACCGACAAATGGTGCGGATTCTTTTCAACTCTTGTCAAAGATACATACGAGTTTACGACAGATTATTTTTCACTTCCTAAGAAAACCGCTATGAGCAAGGCGGATAATCTTGTTTATAAGGGCAAAACACTTTACTACCCGGAAAGCGGCGAGCCGATTAAAAAAGCCGATTGGGAAAAGTTCGTAAAGAATCTTGAGAAGTTTTTGAACCGTAATAATAAAAATCCGGGCGAAAGATTGATATTGCAATCACAATCTTTAGGCAAAATCCTTGATCGTATGCTGAAATATAATACTTTGGACGCCGTAAAAAAATTACGACTTGAAGAAGTGAACTATCGCGGAAAGTCTTTTGATTGGATAAGCGATTCAATTAAGAACATGAAAAATGTTTTCGGAGATTCTCTTACACGCGCAGAGCAGGCAAGAATTGAAATGTTTACACAGTCGGCCGCGCAGAAAGTAACGAATGTTACGGAAAAAATGCGGGGCGACATTCAGCAGATTCTTATTGACGGCGTTCGCGGTAGAAAATCAAAAGGGCAGGTGTCGCAGGAACTCTTTGACAAAATGGTAGGCGACAACCGCGACTATCAAAGACTTGCCGACACAGAGATTCAGAACGCTTTCAACAATTCATTTATCCGCGAAGAAGTGCAGGCCGCGCCGGAAGGCGAGAAGGTTTATTTTCAGCGAATAGAAGTAATCGACGCGAACACCTGTCCGTTCTGCAGGGAAATGAACGGCAAGATTGCTTTATGGAGCGATAAGCCTTTGAGAAACGATAAAGCGGGCGACGGCGTAGCCGATTTCGTTATTTGGGAAGGTAAGGAATGGGGCGGAAAAGGTCATTCATTCTCAACCGGAGTATTTCACCCTTATTGCCGCGGTAGTTGGGTAAGATACAACAAAGATATTGATAACGCAAGAATTGACGCGCTTATTGCAGACAGAAGCGGCAACGCTAAAAGGTGGAATAATGCCGTAAAGCAGGCTACGGAAGAGTTTGAGAAAAAAGGCTTTAAGAATCCCGACGATTCTACAAAGGGATTTACCGACAGAATCAATGAACTTTTTCGGGGCGATGATATTCAGAAGTCACTCACAATCAATGAAAGGCTTTTCAGACTTTGGACTAGAAGAGTGAATCCGGATTTTCTTGAAGAAGTAAAAAAGATTCACGACGGAAAATACTTTATTCCAAGAGCCGTTTACAAAATTAAAGGCTATCCGCAGGGGCAGGATTTAGAAAACTGCGAGCTTATAAACCTCGGAGAAGATTCTTTGACTATTTCATGCGGCGGAGATTGGCAGGACGAAAAACTTGTAAAGATTGAGTTTTCCGACGACGGCGGACTTATTGCAAAAGAAGTTGAAGAAGCTGAAAAGGAAGACGGCCATATATTAAACAGGAAGATGTCATACATTTTTGGGGGCGTAGAAAAATCCCTCACATGGAGCGGACATAAGCTGCAGGGCAGAAAAATTTTTGCGGGGCTGAAAATCAGCATAGAGAACCGCAAGGGAAGCATACGGCGCGGCGTAGACGGCGACGGCCACGAGTGGGCTATAAAAATGAAGTACGACTACGGATATATCCGCGGAACGGAAGGCGTTGACGGAGATCATCTTGACTGTTATTTAGGCGACAACGAAGACGCAAAGAAGGTTTACATCATTCATCAGAAGATACCAGGAACGTCTACCTATGACGAAGACAAGTGCATGATAGGATTCAATACACTTGAAGACGCAAAGCAGGCGTATTTATCACAGTACGACAAAAGGGGTTTTCTACAGAGTATTGATACTGTTGACATTGCAGTTTTCAAGGAAAAAATCTTCCAAAAGAAGTACAAGGGAAAAAGACTTGATATATAAATCCTGTCTTTCAATTCATTGAGTTATAACTAACTTGTCAATCAGATAAACAAGTTTAGTAATAGAAATATCGTTCTAAAACATTAAAGAACTTGATTTTTAGGGCGGTTTTAGGGGGTCGGATATGGCAATTATCGGATTTTTGGAACGGTACAGAGCGAATAAAGATTGGGATTCAATCGAAAAATCGCACAAGTACATCAGACGCTTTCCAAAAAAGAGCGGTAAGGGGTGGAACTATGTTTATAATGACAGTTGGAAACACCCATTTAAGGCTTTGCTTGAAGTCTTCGGAATAAAGCGCGATCGCATAGACGAAGATTATTCAAAGCATAACATCAGCAAGGATTACGGCGCAGACAAACAGACTTTTGCGGCTCATGTATTGGAGTATTTCACTCACAAAATGAAGTGGGATAGTCTTTTTTCAAAAAAGGACAAACGCGACAAATACAAAAAGCCTGTAAAGCAGAGCGAAGTAAAAGAACGCGCCGCAGCCGAAAAGGTTGAAAAGAAACCTTCCGAATCAATGATCGTAAACCGTTCACTTATGCGGAAGGTATGGAGTATTTACAGTGTTGAAGGTCAGCGCGTAGAAGCGGAAGAAAGCGAAGCGGAGAAACACGCTAACCGCTCTAATGCGATGAAGGGAAATAAAAACGCAGAAAAGAATGGCATATATACAGACAAGGGGGCTGAAAATGCAGGAAATAACTCTAACATTGAGCAGAACGGACTTTCCGTTAGTTCTGAAAACTTACGGAATGGAAGGGGCGAAGGAACAGGCAATCAGAATGTGCCTGGCACAGAAAGCGGAAGTAACGGAAACGAATCTTTACTCGGTATTGGCGAACCTGGAAGAGGACTTACAGAATCAGACGGCGATGTCAACAGAGGAAGAGGACGAATAACCAAAGGACAGGCGCGAAAAATACGCGAACAGTGCCGCGAGATTCTGCAGAAGACTGATTCAGAAATCACCGCAGAAGATAAGGCTATTTTATCGCAGTATGTAGGAGCGGGCGGAACAGACGAAGAGGGAAGCTCGAATAGCGGCGTATTGTATGAGTTCTATACACCGCGTAACGTCATTTCTAAGGTTTGGGAACTTGTAGATAAATACAATCCGCGACAGGATAAAACCGTAATTGAACCTTCTAGCGGTATAGGACGCTTTGCGGAAGGCAGACCGGAAAAGTTCACGATGTTTGAACTTGAAAAGGATTCTGCGCGTATTGCTCACATACTCCACCCTAAAGCAGAAATCGTACAGGGCGCTTTTCAAGAAAACTTTATGAAAATGAAAGGCGGACGATTCACAAAAGATTTTGAAAAATATGATGTTGCGGTAGGAAATCCGCCTTATGGAGCTTATACAGGAAAATATAAAGGTATGGGCGAAGGCAAGGACTACAAACGCTATGAATCTTATTTTATGTCGCGCACTCTTGATACTCTCAAAGACGGCGGCGTTATGGCTATGGTAGTGCCTAGCGGATTCCTTAACGGTGGCAGTGCATACGGAAAAGACCTGGAAAAGATAGCAGGAAAAGCAGAGCTGCTTGAAGCGTGGCGACTTCCTAACGGAACTTTTGACAGTACGGACGTTGGAACTGATATTGTTGTATTCCGCAAGGGAAAAGGAACTACAGTTGACGCGCTTACAAAATACTTTGAAAACAATCCCGATCATATTGCCGGAGATATTGCGACAAGAATCGGACGTTTCGGAGAAGAAACATATATAAAGCCAAAAGAAGGGCAAACTTTTGAAGACGCTATAAACTCGATAGACGCAGGAAAGACCGAACTTGATAGCAAGGTAGGGGAAATTGCGCAGTCTATTACAGTGAAAGAAGAAAAGCCGGAAGCAAAGCCTGTTACATCAAAAACGATTTTCGGCGACGTTGTAAAGACAGATAAAGGAATCGGCGTTGTATGCGGTTATGTTAAGAAGAACCGCAAGACTGCAGGTGTTGTTGTAAACGTCGAAGGAAAATCCGTAGAAGTTCTTTTCAACGAAGAGCAGAAGGCAAGCCGTACTCTTAGCGAAGCTATGAAAGGCAATAAGAACGCAGAAGGAAAACACGATTATCCGGTAAATCCCGAAGCACACCTTCTTAGCGCGGAAGAGTTCAACTCAAAATATGGGAAATCCGTAGACCCTAAAGACCTTCCGATTTGGAAAGTTACGGATAAGTTCGGTAATGTCGATATGACAAAACTTACCGATGAACAGAAAAAATACGTTGAAAACTCAAAACACTTTGTAAAGGACGGCGAGGTTTACACAAACGTCGTAAACTATGCAAGCGGTAACATTCGCGAAAAGCTGAACGCATTGAATCCGAATGATCCGGAATACTCACTTAAAAAGTCATTACTTGAAGAAGTATGCCCGCCGGAAAAGAAAATCGGACAGTTTACGCTCTCACCTATTACAGATTGGGCGCGTGAATATAAGACTAAAGACGGAATGTCGCTTATTGACGGCTTCTTTAATTGGGCTTACAACGGAAACGGATATTATAGCGCGAGTGAATCACCGATTGCGCGTGAAGAGATTCCTCCAGAAATCAACTTCAATGATATTAAATCATTCATCAACAAAGAGCAGTTAAGACTTGACCGCGGAGAAGCAGGAACGGACGACAAGAAAGAAGCGCAGAGATACCGCGAGAGAAAGAAGCAGCTTAGACGCGACACCGCAATTAAACTGTTTAACCGTTATTTGCGCGAAGGATTGGGAATTGAAGACCAAAAAGACCTTACGGAAGCCTGGAACTTGAAATCCAATTCTTTTGTAAATCCCGACTACACAAAGATACCTATTTTTGTTGACGGTATGAGTTCGCACAAGGGAAACAAGAAGTTTAATCTGTTGGAGCAGCAGTTGAAAGGTATTTCAATGCTCACAAACAAGGGAACAGGACTTCTTGCTTACGACGTAGGCGTAGGAAAAACCGCCTGCGGAATTGTTGCGACTGTAAATCAGATTCAGACCGGACGCGCTAAAAAGCCGTTGATTTGTGTTCCTAAAGCGGTTTACTCGAATTGGATAAAGTCTATTCATCAGTTATTCCCGAATTACAAGGTAAATGAATTGGGAAATCTTTCTAAAAACTATTGGAAAGAGGGAATGAAGATTGAAGACGGTACAATTTCCGTATGTACTTACGAAGGACTTGAAAACATCGGATTCAACGAACAGGAAGAAGCGGAAATCCAGGAAGACGTAGAATACGGCGCAATGGAAAGCAATTCAGAGGGCAAGTCTAAGCGTAAAGCTGCAAGCGATAGCGAAAAGAACGCGGAACTTGTCGGAGAAATGTCAAAGACACGCGATATGGGCGTACAGTTCAGCGAATTAGGCTTTGATCATATTACGGTTGACGAAGTGCATAACTTCCGAAACCTTTTCAAAATGCCGCGCCACATGAATAAGAAGGGCGAGAGTGAGCAGGGAGAATCAAACGAGTTTGACGGACTTGGAAGCGGTGGAGAGCCTTCTAACCGCGCAAAGAAACTTTTTGCAATTACACAGTTGATTCAGCGTCATAATGACGGTAGAAACACTTTCCTTTTGTCAGCTACACCTTTCCAAAACTCACCGACAGAGATTTACTCTATCCTGTCTTATATGGCGCGCGACAAGCTCAAAGAAATGGGTTATTACTCATTGGAGCAGTTTGTTTCAAACTTCTGTAAAGTTCAGCGTGAATATGTCGTTAAGGCTAACCGCGTTACCGAAGCGCCTGTAGTAAAGGGATTTGAAAACCTTTCAGAGCTGCAGAACCTTCTCACTTCATACATGGATAAAGTTGACGGAGAAGAAGCGGGCGTTGTAAGACCTTACAAACGTATGCACGCGCCGGAACTTGAATTGACAGACCTGCAGAAGGCAATTATGGACGAATGTTCGGAATACATTGAGAAGCAGGAAAAGACACCGAAAAAAGAACGCGACGACGGCTATATGTTTAGGGCTATGAACGCTATGAAGAACTGCGCTTTAAGCCCTGCACTTGTAGACCCGCAGTTTATACCTGCCGGATTTGACATTCCTACGCAGTTTGTTGAATCATCACCGAAATTAACTTTTGTTTGTGATTCTATCATTGCGCAGTACAAGAAAAATCCGCATAACGGACAGATTATGTATATGCCTGCAGGCGTTGACGAGTTCCCGAAGGTAAGAGATTATCTTGTAAAACATGGTATGCCGAAGGACGCTATAGCACTTGTAAAGGGCGCGGCCACAACAGACAAAGCGCTTGAAGACCGCGACATGACTTTCAAAGAGTTCAATGATCCGGACGGAAAATGCAAGGTTATTATCGGCTCTAGCACTATCAAAGAAGGCTGCAACCTGCAGGGAAACACAACTTCAATTTATAACACTCAACTTGATTGGAATCCTACGGACGTTCAGCAGTTATGGGGTAGAGGTTGGCGACAGGGTAACAAGCAGGGAATAGTTCACTGTATTACGCCGCTTATGCACGATTCTCTTGACCCTATGATTTATCAGAAGCACGACGAGAAGGGAAGCCGAACCGATGATATTTATTCATACAAAGGCGACGCTATGAACGCGCAGGATATTGATCCGGAAGAATTGAAGTTCTCACTGATTAAAGACCCGAACAAGCGCGCTGATTTACAGGTTATGGAGTTCACAGAGAAAAACAAGAGCGATCAGAAAATGTACGGACAGTTAATTGACGTTCTGCATAAACAGATTGATTTTGCTTTTGAATCTGACGAAGACATAGCAAGCAAGGCTAAAAACGGTGTTGATTGGCGTTTCAATAGCGTTGAAGACGAGCAGAAGAAGATTGCCGAACACGAACAGAACATCAAAGATATTAAAGCTATGGTTGTAAAGTTCAAAAAAGATTATAAAGGCAAGGAAGACACCTTCACTCACAGAAACGGCGACGAGCTTGAAAAATACAATGTAGCCGGAAAAACAATCCGTTGGGGCTATACAGAGGGCAAGGAAGGTTATGAGGAAGCATTGCAGGACTTTGACCGCTTTATTACTTCAAACGAAGCCGATATTGCAACGTCAAAGGGTTACATCAAGGCTTACAACAAGAACTTTAAGAAAATGAACGACACCCGCGAAGCCTGCCGCGCTTACCTGGAATCAAAGGGAATGAAGACAAGGGAAGACTGCGAATTGAAGATACAGGACTATGTAAAACTTATGGACGAAGCAAGAAACAACGTAGACAAAGCAAAGGATATGCGCGAACAGTTCTACGCCGAAGCGGTTGCCTATAACGAAGCAAACAAAAAGAATCTTCTTTCGGTAAAAGACCTTGTGAAAATGAATGTAAATGACATTATGAATGATTTACACCCTATGGACGAAGAGTTTAAGGCGAAAATCAAGGCGGAAAATGACGCTAGATTTGGAAGAACGGAAGTTAAAAAATCATGGTGTTATTTCGACAAGAGCGGAAACGTTTATTTCCGTAAATCCGCTTTTACAAAGTCGGTATAATATGCTAAACTGATTTCAGTTTTAATGTTTTATTGAGATTGTGAAATCGGTTTTTACCGACGACGGAAAGCTGATTATCCCTATTCATTTAGGGGTAATCGGCTTTTTTGTTTTTAAATCAAAGAGGTGCTAACATGGCAGATTCAAAGTTTGAACACTTCAAGAAACTTGTGATTGAACATCTTGAAGAGATTGAATCAAAGGAAGCGCAGAAAAAAAACGGCTTAAAGAAATCGCTTTTAGAAGCTGAAAGCATGGCAAAAGGCGGAAAAGGCTTGCCGATTGGAACAATACGCGATTGGAAGGGAAGAAAATATATTAAAGTTGCGCCTGGTAAATGGCGGCCAAAGTATGACGGAGATTCACGCGGCGCAAGGTTGTCTATTGCCGCATTGAAACGCAAGGCAGAAAAATGCAAGAGTTCAGAAGAACTTCTGCAGCTTATTCTTGAAAACCGCGACAGATTTTCAGACAAGAACGGAAGACCGCTGCCTTTCGTTAAAGAACTTTCCGACTATGTATCAAATCTCAATGACAAAATCGAAGGCGAAGCAGGAAAGCCGGAGAAAACAGAGCCGAAAAAAGGCAAAAAGACCGTAGCGCAGTTGAAGACGGAAGGAAACGGCGAAGGCTCAATTCAGATAAATGAAACTCCCGAAGACCGCGCCCAGGTTACGAAAAATAATTCTTTTGTTGATGAAATATCGCGCCTTATGGGGTACGGCAAGAAATACGATTCTACAGAGGACGCTATAAAGGCATTGGAAAAGCACAAGGAAAGCGTTCATTCTATCATTCCTGTAAACGAAACACTTCACGAAAAAGCCGTAAGGGAAGGCAAGGAAGAAGCAACTCAGGCTATTATCGAGCAACTTAAACTCGGAGATAAAAACGTTACTTCTAGTTTTGTAGATCAAAATGCCTTTACTCTTGATGATATACGGCATATCGGCGACGGCAAGGAAACTAAGCGCGTTGAAGATATGGAAACCGCAAACAAGGTTATTAAAATGATTGCGCAGAAATACGGCGCAACTGAAAAGGGAAGAAAAGAACTTTCTGACTTCATCGCCCTTAACATCGGCGGTACGAATCCGCTTTTTGACAAGGTTTATGAGGAATACGGCGTTTCATACGAAGACCTTGATATGGATTTTGACGCCTGCCACGATCTTATTCTTAACAGAGCAAACGGAAAGGACGTACAGAAGCAGAGGGAACAGATAGCGGATTCAAAGAGCGAGTTTGAAGAGAAAACCCGGCAAATGGCTGAACTTGAAGACAAAGGATTCAAGCCCGACAATTCAATCACCATTAAAGACATACGCAAGAAATACGAATCATCAAAGAGCGTAGAGGGAAACAAGAAAACTGTAACACTTCCCGACGGCTCTAAAATCAAGTGTCATTATAAACTTGTGGAAGCAGAAGCGCCGACCGCAAGCCACGACGAAACAACTTTCGCGCCTTCAAAAGGCTTCCCGACTACGGAAGACGGAAGAAGCGTAAATGACCGCGATTATCAGAATGACGCTGACGCGCAGGAAAGCGTAAGAAAGATTGCTGCAAACTTCAATTCCCTTGCGCTTGAATCGCCGCCTATCGTTACAAAAGACGGCATTGTAGTAAGCGGAAACAACCGCACTATGAGCAGTAAACTTGCCGCAAGAAACAAGACAGACACCGCATATCTTGCAGACTTAAAGGATATGGCGGACGAATACGGATTTGAAGAAAAAGACCTGGAAGGATTCAAGAATCCGCGCCTGGTTCTTGAAGTCGATAACGAACACGAAGGAAAATACACTACGGAAGAGTTCGCAAAGTTCAACCGTAACACAAAGAAGACAATGAGCAACGTTGAAAAGGCGGTAAAACTTACAAAAACGCTGAATGAAAGCAAGATTCAGTCTATTGCGCAGGAATTGACGGCATACGACACAATGAGCGACTTATATCAAGACCCGAAAGGTTGTCAGATGTTCGTCGGAAAACTTATTGAAGCGGGCATTATCGGCGACAACGAAAAAGCGCAGTATTTGAAATCAGACGGAACATTGAACGAAACCGGAAAAGACTTTGTTGAAACTGTTCTTGTCGGAAGTGTTCTGAATGAGGGTAATATCCGAAAACTTGACGGCGCGGGCGGAAAAAGAATCAGACAGAAACTTGTAAGGGCTATCCTGCCGCTTATCGAAAACAAGGGAAACGGCAAGGAATATTCTTTCAACAAGGAATTGAACGACGCGGTGGATATTGCCGTAAACGTTGCAAAGAATCACGACACCTACAAGACCGTAGACGATTATTTGGCGCAGGGAACGCTTTTCGGAGAAACAAAGCCGGACGAAATAACAAGCAAACTTGCGAAACTTGTGCATGATGAAGGCGAAAAAGCATTTGCGCAGCGTATGAAGGATATGGGAGCAGGACTGCAGGCAAGCGCAAACGGCGAAATGGATATATTCCTGGGCGGCGTTGAATCAAAACAAAGCCTTATGGAGCGTTTCTTGGAAATAAAGAAATCCGTAACGGAGATTCTTTCAAAGATAATGAAGGCGCGGGGAACAAGTGAAATTGTTACAGGCGCACTCAATAAATTAGCGTAAAGCGAGGGTAAAGGTATGGGCGTAAAAGTAATGTTCACAAAGTCGATGTATAAAGAACTTGAAAAGTCTTTCGGAAAGAAAGATTTGTCGAAGTTACATCAGAAAGTTATCACCGATAAAAACGGACATCAGCGTAAAGTTTGGGTAAAAGGCGACGAAAAGAAGCCTGTAAACAACGGCAAAGGGCAGCAGGCAGGGGAAGAAAACAAAAATCAAAAGTCTTACGCCCATACAGTCGGGGATCATGTTATTTTCAATCATGGCGGAAGGGATTTAACAGGAAAGATCGCCGCCGTTGACGCAAACGGCGTTCGTGTTATCGGAACAGGAAGCGCAAAAGGACAGTTATTTAACGTAAGACACGAAAACGTAAAGCAGGTTACAAAAATGGTAAACCCTGCGGACGCTATTCGCGGTCTTATGGACGCAAACAGTGTAAAATCGGGTTGGCGCGGAACTGACGGTATGCAGCCTAAATCCTGCGACAGTGTAGAAGGTCTTTTGAAGACCGTTGAATCTGTCCGCGGTGAGTTCAGCAGTATTACTGACGGAATCTGCAGGAAGTTCGGCGCGCTGAATCCTATCGTCATGAAGCGACAGACTTTGAAAAGCGTTGACCGCATTAAAGAAAAGCTGCGCGAGGACGAAAAAGCAATAAAAGAAGGTTGCTTGAAAATCGGTACAAAGTATGAACCGCAGGGATATGACGCAAAAAGCGATACATACCACTGCCGGACTATCCGCGATTGCGACGGCCACACAATTTGTTTGAACAGTGTTGAAGACGTTGCGAATGTTCTTAGACATCTTGACGGAATGAAGGAAGTTGCGAGAATTAAAAACAATTTCGGAAAGCCTTCAAAAGTCGGTTATTCTGACATTAACGCAAACATCAAACTTTCAAACGGTGTAATCGTCGAATTGCAGGTAAACACTACCGCAAACATGGTAGCAAAAGAACGCTACGGTCACGCGCTTTATGAGGTTTACAGAAGCATTGAAAGCAATCCGAAGTACGCGAAACTTGCCGACCTTATGGCAAACGCGCAGACAGAGCTTTACGGACTTTCAAACAGGTATTCAAGAGAGGGCAACTTCCCGACCGACAATATACCGAAGGGCAAGGACGGAAACCCTAACATTTTCAGCGATGAATACAAGCATGAACCTTTTGCGGCTGCTATCCGCAACAACGTAAAGAACGCAATTCCGCTTTATCAGCGGGCAAAGGCAGAGGGCGCACTCAATGACGCGACTATAAAGCATTTTGAACATCTGATTGAATATATCAAATAGGTGTGATAGACTTTAAGACGTAGGGGGTATGTTATGAAATACTATTTAAGCGATTTTGACAAAGCCTTTGCAGTTGACGAGCAGGGCAATGAGTTTTACGTTTCAAAGTCAAAAGGACTTGTACCCGCTGACAAAGGAACTGTAGATATTATGTGGGGCGGAATTACCGAAGAAGAATCGAAGAATTACGCCTGGGACTAAAACCCGAATTAAAATAGTACACCGCTATCCTTTCCTGGATAGTCATAGCCGTAGCCTGTCTACGGCTTTTTTTATTTTCATGTTAAAAAATCCGGTTTTATTTAACACATTTATTTACTCATGTATAAAAATCTTGAATTATTTAACATATTTGGGGAAATTAAAGGAAATTAGCGGAAATTTTCCTTAATTTTACTTTCCGGCGTTTTCCTAAAATAACGGCGGTTATTATTTTACTTTCCTGTGCCGATAACGATTGTATGAAACACATTGAATGTAAGACGGCGCAGGGAAGAAACGCGGAAGCTGAGTATTTCTGCAGGAGCGGTAAAGATTGGATAAGGGTAAGGCTTTTCGGTTATCATACCGCGTTTGAGTTCTGCCTGGAATCTACATCTTTAGAAGACGCTTTGAAATATCTTGACGATAACATTGAATCAATCGAAAAAGCGGAAGACGGCTATTCAGAAGAGCGGGCGCGGTGTAACGACTGATTTTTTAAACTACGAGTTTAATGACAATTTAAAATCATCATGCGAAAATCGGCTTAGTGAGGTGATTTTATGAAAGAATGTAAAGCATTAAACTTTTTGATTGACGTTGCATACCGCAATACTTTAACCTGCGACCTATGCAAGGCTATGAATTGGGAATGTCCGTTTGATCCGAACATTGACGCAAATCAAGACCCGGAAGGCACAATCTGCAGGCAGTTTCTTCAAAAGAATCTTGAAGAAGCAATTAAAAAAGATTTTGAACTTCTTGACTGCGATAATAAAAAGTAAATAAATCTTGTTTGAGAAGCAAGGCTAAAAAATGCCCTAAAACCGCTCTAGGATTGATTTTGAGAGGGGTTTAGGGTGTTGGTCGATACTTTTCCCATTTTAATTAAAAAAGGGCTTATTTTGGCGTTTTTAGGCTTTTGTTCTCTACGGTAATGTAGACGTGTTTTAATATGGGGTAACATTGTTCTGACATATCGGGCAAGTATTTTGATAATTCATACGCAATTTTATCTACAAGCTCTAAACCTACAAGACAGGAAGACGATACTACATCAGACAACATTTGATTTATCTTGTCGCAAACTTCTGCAGGAAAATAAGCGGTCTTTAATCTTCTTTCATCAATGTACCAATCGACATAAACGCTGCTATCTCTTGCCTTTACAACAACGGCTTTATTTTCGTATTTGTAGGTTTTCTTAATTCCTATGGAATCTTCTTTTACGGCCTTTTCATAAGTGCTAGATATCAATTCTTTATACACTCCACGCCCCTTTTTATGCTTTCTGAAATAAAATCCAATTTCACGCCGTTTTCAAAGATATTTAGTTGAGATATTTTAAGCCTGTGGAATAGTTCACCCTTGTAAATAAAATCATAGCAAAAGAACAGGTCGCCGTTTATTTCAAGATTGTATTTTTTCAATTCTGCGTTCTTCTTGAAATCGTCTTCCGTAATTCCATTTTCACGCAAAAAGTCTTTGCAGATTTTTTCAAGTTCTTTTGTGATCCTGCGTTCAATCTTTCTTTCTAACATTCTTTCGGCGAGATTTTCTTCCGGCATAATAAAGGCCATATCATCGCGGCTTATTAAATCCTTGTTCCGAAATCCGCAGGATATACCGTCATTCCAATTACCGCCTGCAAGTAGCGCAGGTGAACGCACTGCGACCTTTGGAACTTCGGGAAGAGGATAGACAGGTTGTGATAAAGTCTTTATTCCAGGCGTTAGATATTGATATATAAACAGATTGTCCGTCATGTAAAATACTCCTTACATATCTTTAATGCAGAAATCGTCCATAACAGAAAAACTTATGTTTTTGCCGCGCTCTTTTGCTGCCTGCTCTTGATCTAGCCATTTCCTCGTACATTCCGGGCATAAGCCTTTGAACTTTCTATTTTTCAAGTCGGCTTCTGATAAAAGACAAGTTTTCTGCAGTTCGCGCAATGGCAATAGCAATTCTTTTCCGCACTCTGCGCAAACATACGGCTCAAATCCTGGGTGCAGAAGTTTTACAACATCTTGAGAAAAAAGAGTTTTTCCACGCGATCTTATCTGCCATACCTGCGGTGGTATCTTCAACATCTTTTGACTTTTCATTTAGTTATTTGCACTCCGCTTTTACTATAGATTCTCCGGTAAGGCGATCTGTAAAGGTTATGTCTAAATCTATTTCCAACATATCCGCAATCCTGCGAAGCTCTGACAACTTCATATCGCCGCGATAAAGTTTGTTGAAAAGGTTCTGCTTTGACTTTCCTAGTTTTACCGACAGTTCGGCGACTGTTATTTTACGTTTTACGCATAGAAGCCTTATTATTTCGTTTATATCCAATTCCATAAGTTATGATATTAAAGCAAAAAGTGTAAAAAGACAACTAAAAAGTTTAATAATTAAATGAAAAAGTTTAATTTTTATTGACAGATTAAACTAAATAGTTTAATCTGAAAGTGTAAGGGAAAAATGACCTTGCAAGGAGCGTACACCATGAAAGTAAATGCAGTTAGATATGACGAGTTAGTTGATCTTGAAAAAAAATATGAAAACGAAAAGCGTTGTGGCTACGATGAAGAACCATGTGCAATTTGCGGTCGCCCGATTAAAGAAGGTTCAAAATGTGAAAATATCAGAATGTTTGGTGGCGGAGAATACTTTACGACATCAAATGTAGAGGATTATAAACTGCCTGATGATATGGGGTGGTACAGTGTTGGCTTAACCTGCTTTAAGAAGTACAAGAAATTGGAAAAAGAAATCGAGGTTGAAGAGGAATAAACGGAAGCCGGGGCTTACCCCGGCAGACGAGGTTAGAAATATGGACGATACATACTACGGAATTGAACGAAAGAAAGATGAAAACGGCAAAAATTGGTACGGAGTATATTTTATCATTCGCGGACAAAAAGCTATGTTTCGCGGCGTATTTCCTACCAGGCAGAAAGCCGTTAGAGATTGTCAAAGAAAATGTTGCGGTCAATGGATTTCTGATTATGAGATTAGAAGCATTTAAGGGGGGCGCGTTATGTTTGAAACGGTTATCAACGACAACAAAGTAAAGGTTATGCAGCTTGAAGATTGGAAGACAAGCATTGAAAACGACTTCAAGCCTGGAGATTACTTTGACGAAGGGATTGCGTGGGATTTAATAAACTGCGTTCCGCCGCTGACCTTCTCATGCGGTTATTTTCAATGCGGAGAGCCGCACTCTTTTGTAAACGGAAAGCAGACATACTTAACGCTTTTGAAAGTGAATAAAGAGCCGGAAGTTTGGCAGTTCTTAGGATATTGCCATGCAGGGCAGACTGTAACACCCGACGAAGAGCAGAGGTAGGTATTTTATGACAGAAACAAAATATATTCCAATATCAAAGTTGAAAGTTGGAATGGAAATAAAAGGGTATAAAACAGGAAACACAACCTCTTTTTGTACACAAGAGGTAGTTGCAATAAAGAATAATACCGTAAAACTTAGTTGGGGAACAACTTTGGAAAATGCTTCTGATTATATGTTTTCTGTCAAATTGACTGATAAGGAATTAAGAGAAAAGTATAAGGCAGTAGTGCAGGAGATAAGAGAAGCCTTGAATCATGATTTAGGTCAAGTAGACGGTTATCATGAAATGTGGAACTCCTGGGTTTATGTTTCCAATTTAGCCGAAATGGCTTCCACGCTGAATGAGCATAAAATGAGAATTATAGGATATGCAACTCTGACAGTTCCAAAACACGCAATGTTTTCTGATGAAGTATTAGATATAGGTATTGTAGCAGAGTATGAAGACGGTGAGCGTATTTGGTGTCATGCTTCGGACAAATACAGAAAAAGCCTTTTAAACCGCGATAAGCGAGAAGAAATGGAGTAAAAATGAAATGGATTGCATATAAAGGAACTGTAAAATGTGAAAAATGCGGTCATATTTCTTTCTACGGCTATCAAGATAAAGATACCTTATGTAAGAAATGCCGCAGCGGATTTTACAGGTTTTATCCTATGGAAGTATGGGAAACAAAGGAGCTGATGTAATGAAAGAGATTGGAGCGGTTACAATAGGAAATTTGATTAAAGCCCACTATGAAAAAGATGAACATAAGTTCAAGACTTATGCAGAGTTTATAGCAGAAGCCTATAAAGAAAAAGGTGAAGAAAGGGCTGAAAGAATAATCAGAAGTAAAATAGACGGAAGTTATAAGAATAAACCTGTGGCAGTTATCTTAGACAATGAGAGAAAAGAAGAATTGAAAGACGAAATGAAAAACAGAATAAGCCTTGCACTTAAAGACCCGATACTGCAACAGGGATTTGAGATTATCTGTAAGGAAAATGCAGAACTGAAAGAAAAGAATAATAATCTAGTGGCAAGTTCAAAAACTATAATAAGTCTTTCAGATGAAATTGAAACTAGAACTATGGAACAACTCACCAAAGCAGAGGAAATCATAAGAACCTTGTATTTTATAATACAAGGCAGAATTGATTACGAAGATAACATACAAATTAAAGATAGCATGGATTTAGCAAAAGCCTTTCTAAATGAGGTAAAATAATGAGTATCTTAAATGAAAAGACAGAAGAAACATCAAAGAAAATACACCTTATGGTAACAAATCTCTGTTCAAGACATTGCCCTAATTGCTGCAATAAATGTTATTCTTTAGATGATATTCCACTTGTTACGGAAGATGAATTAAAGGACTGTGAATCACTGTTCCTTACAGGTGGAGAACCTTTTGAATTCTGCAATGTTGACGCTCTGGCAAAGTATTATAAAGAACATTATCCGAATATAGAAAATGTAATTGTTTATGGCAATGTCAAAGAGTTTGCAGGTTATCTTTTTCTTGCAAACGGAACTCTAAACTATGTCAATGGCGTTTCATTATCAATCAAAGATAAAGAAGATTTGGATATTTGGAACAGGTCTGTTCGTAACCTTATGCAGTATAGTGAAAAATCCAAGAATCTTATTCATAATCGCTTATATTGTTTTATAGACGGTGAAATTATAGTTGCCGATAGATTCCCGGCAATCAAAAGAAAATGGGTAGATTACAAAGAATGGAAGCCCGCTGATGATTCCATTTTCAGAAGAGCTTTCTAAAGGGGTATATATGGCTTATTTAGATTTTGAAAAAGAGTATTTGAAAGACAGGCCTACAGAGCCGTATTGTGCGAACGAAAACCCTGGCGATTGGGCGGAATTGGCGAAGTATGCAGAAGATAATCTGCAGGCGGCGTATAATCGCGGATATTGCGAATGTTTTCACAAGGCAGAGGAAATTATTAAAAATTTGCTAGAATGTGAAGGCACTTGTGAAGATTGCAAGGTAACCGGAAACCTATGTGATAAATGGATTGAAAAGGCTGAAAACTTTTTAAGGGGGAAATTATGAACGATGATAAATTGTCTATTATGATAAGTGGCAGGCGCGTAGGTCAGTCAATGTTAACTGCTAAGGCTATTTCCCGGCAGACGTCTATGGATTGGCAGAAGGTACAGAAGGCAATTATTTACGCGACGGAAAAGCACGAAGGGCAGAAGCGCAAGGGTACGGATATTCCTTACATCGTTCACCCTATGGAAGTAATGCAGATACTTTCTTCTATGGGTTGTCCTGCAAATGTTGTAATTGCCGGAATCCTTCACGACACTTTGGAAGATACGACGGCCACGCCGAAGGAAATTGAAGAGCTTTTCGGGGCTGATGTTCTGAACATTGTTCAGCATGAAAGCGAAGACAAGTCTAAGACCTGGAAAGAGCGCAAGCAGCACACTATAGACAGTTTGGCAGAAGCCCCGAAAGAAGTGCGCATTGTATGTTTTGCCGACAAGTTATCTAACATTCGTTCTATGTTCCGCGACAAAGAGAGTATAGGCGAAGAACTTTGGAAGAGGTTTAATGCCGGAAAGAAAGATATTGAGTGGTATTACAGACAGGTTGCGGAAGCGCTTAGATATACAGAGATAGACAATTCCTGGTGCTGCAACTATAGAGTTGCGTGGTCTTATTTCAAGGAATTTGAGCATGACATAAACTGCGTGTTTGACGAGCCGGAAACTTGACAAATAATGCCATTGATTTTAGAATGGGAGTAAATACGAGTTTTTAAGCAGAAAACTTCTTAAATACGAATCAGTGATTTGCACTTAGAAAGGCAGTCGCGAAAAGACGGTACACCTTGTACTGAACTTTTTGTGGACTGTCTTTTTTTTATTCAATTTCGGGGTGCAAAATGACCGATTCAGACAAGTTCAATGATGTTTATCTCAATTTGGAGATACGCAAGTCGGCAGGTAAAACCGACGCTTTTGGTAACTATATCTTTGAGGTTGAAGCAAGCAACGAGAATCTTGATTTACAAAATCAAATTGTTTTACAGAACGCGCTCATGGAATCTAAAGACGAGTTCCTTAAGGGCGGCGTTATTTCTTTCGACCACCTTCACAAAAGACGCGATGAAAAAGGAAATGTAATTTCAGACCCTTCAATGGTTATTGGAGAGCCTATTGACGTTACTTTCGACGAAGCCACAAAGAAAACTATTGTTAAAGGCAAGCTCTACGCCACAAACGAAAAAGCCCAGGAAATAATCAAAATGCTTAAGGCGGGTTCAACTCGCGTAAGGGCAAGCGTGGGCGGAATCTTCCCGCAGATCGTAAAGAACGTAAAAACCGGAGTTGAGAAAATTACTCATGTTCTTTGGAATGACCTTGCGCTTACTACAAGCCCTGTAAACAACACTGTAGGAAACGCCGTTTTTGCGAAGTCAATGACGGCTGCAGAGTTTGTTGATTATCTTCCGCTTGAAGTAAAGAAATCACTCTGCGCGGGTTACAGTACCGATTCTGCGGCAAAGACAGGCGGACAGGCGCTTATTCCGGAAGACACAAACACTAAAACTATTGACGTTTCAAACACTACGACAAAATCCAACACAAATGAAGAGGAAGCAATAGAAAAGCTCGTTGATATGCTCAAACGCCACCGCGTACATGGTGAAAACGACGCTATTGAGTTCCTTATTTCACTTGGTATCAGCAAAGAAAAAGCCGGGGAGATTACCTCGGAAATTATAAAGCAAGGGGGCGAAATGATGAAAAAATCATTTTCCAACGCGGTTTCTGACCTTCTGAAATCTCTCACAGGCGGCAATCCAAAGGATAATGACGACGACATCAACAAGGGCGAAGGTGCTGAAAACGGCGCTGAAAACTCTAACGATGACGACGACGTTAACCTTAACGATGACGGCGACGGAGAGGGAGCAGAAAACGGCGACGACGACGACAACAACGGCGGCGACGACGGAAACGGCGAAAACGACGACGGCGACGATGATGATTTGGTAGAGGGCGAAGCAGTGCTTAAGGCACTTGATAGCAGCCTTTCTGCCATGAGCAAGTCGATCGCAGACACAAATGAACGCCTTGACGACCTCGGACAGGCAGTAGTTGGGATTGCACAAATGCTTTCAGCAATCGGCAATCAGCAGATTCCACCTCGCACAGTTTTCAACAAAAGCATGGGCGCAAATGGAAATCCTGCGGTAGTAAACAAATCCCTTCCTGTAAATAGCAGACCTACAGAAGACGATCTGTACAAAGTGCAGGTTGTTCTTCAGAACGCAGTTAAGGAAGGAAAAATCGACATGATCAAGTCGAGCATGATTTCTAGCGACTTCCAAAAGTGCATGACAACCGGAAGACCTATGAATCCAAAATATTATGAGTTCCTGCAGAAGGAACTTGCAACACAGGGGGCTAACTAATATGGCAGGCTTTTTTGACCAGGTTTCTTCCGGCTCAATGGACGCACAGGAAGTAAACGAATTGCAGAAGGCACTTTCTGCCGGATACGGAACAGATTCCGCTAACTTTACCGGGGGACGTGCGCTGATTCCCGAAAATCTCGAATCAGAAACATTGAATGTGGTTGCGCAGTTGAAAGAGGACTGTAAGGTTATGAACAGTGTTAAAAAAACACCTGTTCGTTCAACAGTTCACGAAGTAAACCTGCGTACAAGTCATGGTGAGTACCGCCACCTTTCTGTAGCAGAAGGCGGTGCTTCGGTTGATACAGATCAGCAGCTTGAAAGAAAGCCTTTCGCTATGAAGTATCTGCAGACACGCCGCTCTGTTACAAAACAGATGGAAGCCGCAGAAACTTTTGAAGGCGCTCTCGCAAGCGAAAAACTTTCCGGCGTTGAAACAATCATCAAGGGCGCTGAATATCAGTGTTTCCATGGTGATTCTTCTATCGTTCCTACAGAGTTCGACGGATTCATCGCTTCTATCAAGAAGGCAAACGCCGCTGATCAGAACATCATCGACCTTAAGGGTGCTACTATCGGTAGCTACGGTGAGAAAATCTTTGACGAAATTGCCGCTAAAGTTCGTAAGAACGGCGGATTCATCGACAAGGCTCTTTTCCCTACTGTTCTTGCAAAAGACATTAAGGAACTCTTTGAAAGCAAGCAGCGCTACATTATGAACCAGGCTTTGCCGAACCTTTCTTTCAAGACAATTCCGGACTACGGAACTGCAGTCGGCGCAAACATCGCTTTGAGCGGTGAAGAAGCAGGCGACGACCTTTTCTACGAAGTAAAAGGCGAAGTTGTTGCAGAAGGTGATTCTACTCGCCGCCCTGCAGCTCCTGCAAGCGTTACTGCTGCCGCTTCTGCTGACGCAAACTCAAAGTTTGATTCGGGCGACGCAGGCGACTATATGTACACTGTTCACGCAGTAAATCAGTACGGTATTTCTGCCGGAACTTCTATTGCTGCAGCCGTAACAGTTGCAAAAGGCGATAAGGTAACACTTACAATCACTCCTGGTTCGGGTGTAAGAGCAACAGGTTACATTATCTGTCGTTCAAAGAAAGACGAAACTGTTGTAATGGAAATGGATAAGGTAGCTGACAGTGGAAATGCAACAACTACTTATGCAGACTTGAACACAGAACTTCCTGGAACTGCTTCTATGCTCTTCCTTCCGAAGAAACGTTTTCAGCCTGTATATACATTTGCACAGTTACTCCCTGTTTGCACATTCCCGCTCGCTGCGGTTAACAGTGCAGAAACACCGTTCCTCGTAATGATGTACGGTGGATTGGAAGTTCGCGCTGCAAAACAGTGCGGTCTTGTTAAGAACATTTCTTATTCGGGTGGATTGTACTAATGGCTAACACAACATCAAAGACAAAGAAAACTGATGTTGCAGAAAAGGCTAAGGTAGCTGCCGCTACAACGGCGGCTACCGAAAAGGCTGAAACAGTCGCAGAAGCAAAGACTGAAACTGCAACAGTGGAAAAGGGAACAACCGCTACAACGGCGGCTACCGAAAAGGCTGAAACAGTCGCAGAAGCAAAGACTGAAACTGCAACAGTGGAAAAGGGAACAACCGCTACAACGGCGGCTACCGAAAAGGCTGAAACAGTCGCAGAAGCAAAGACTGAAACT